TCTTCATTAAATCTAACAGGATGTGTAAGAGGTGTTAATGGCAGCACAGCTGCTACCCATAGTACAAGTGATGCAGTTTTACAGTTTCCAATTGGTATGACCGACATTCAAGAAGCAGCTTATAGAGTTAAATCTACTTCTGTTGATACACCAATGACTAAAATTAGTAGATCTCAATATCAAGGTTTTTCAAATAAAACTTCAGAAGGTTTACCAAACCAATACTGGGTTCAAAGATTTATTGATAAAGTTACAATGACTTTATATCTAACACCGGGTGCGTCTGAAGATGGAAACTATATTAATTTTTATTATACAAAAAGAATTGATGATGTAGGTGCATACACAAATGCAACTGATGTCCCTTACAGATTTATACCATGTATGATTGCAGGTTTAGCATATTATTTAGCTGTTAAATATGCACCACAAAGAGTTCAAGAATTAAAATTATTGTATGAAGATGAGTTATTAAGAGCAGAAGATGAAGATGGTTCTTCTAACTCTACATATATATCTCCTAAAATATATTACCCTGGTGTTAGTTAATGACTACTTTTTCACAAGGTAAATATGCTTTAGCAATTTCAGACAGATCTGGCATGGCTTTTCCATACAACGAAATGGTTAGAGAATGGAATGGTGCCCTGGTTCATGTTTCAGAGTTTGAACCAAAACAACCACAATTAGAACCTAAACCAACAAGTGCAGATCCACAAGCTTTACAAAGAGCAAGAACTGCAAGAACAGAATTTCCAACAGAAGATTTTTTACCTAATAATCCTTTTGTAACTGCATCTAATACTACATTAAAAATTAATTTTCCAAATGGTGCTTTACAAGTAAATGATTTTGTAAGATTTAGAAATGTTAAATTACCGGTAGGTGGTGTAGCAATTTCAACATTGCAAATGTCTACTACTTTAAATGGAGCAATAACAGATACTGCCACTACAATTGATTTAACAGATGGGTCCGAATTTCCAACTTCTGGATTTATAGTAATTGAAAAAGTATTAACTACTAGCGATACAAGTGATCCATTACTTGTAGGACAATATAGAAATGAAGTTATAAAATATACAGGAAGATCTACAAATCAATTAACAGGATGCACTAGAGGAACAAGTGCACCTTACAGAGGAGAATCTCCTGAACCTACAGTTGCTGGATCCCATTCTAATTTAGCAAAAGTTTTTGGTTGTTATAAAGTTGTTTCTTTGAATGAGACATCAATTCCAAGCACAGGTCAGCCATCTACAACCACACAATTTGATGGTATAAATGTTACATTAACTAACGCTGCATCAAGCACAGAAACAGGGGGCGGTTTTCAGTGTACAATTGGACCCGTAAATGATAGAGCTTAATTATGTCAGGAGTTAAAAAATACGATTACAGCACATTAACTACAGCAATAAGAAATTATACTGAAGTAGATGATAGTGTATTTACACAAGCAGTCATAGATGAATTTATAATGGCAGCTGAATTTAGAATTTATCAAGAACTTCCTATGGACTCTCAAAGATTTGTTCAAGAAGGAACATTGGCTGCTGATGACAATACAATTAATGCGCCTGCAGGATGTTTATTTATAAGAGGTATAGAAGTATTTAATTCTACTTCTAGTTCAGCAGGTAATGGAAGTTGGTTAGAAAAAAAAGATCAAACATATTTAGCAGAATATACAGATAGATTAACAGGACCAGAAGGAGACCGTACAGCGCAGGATGTAACAGGTTTTCCTAAATATTATGCGATGTTTGGTGGTGCTGATAATACTACAGATACTTCATCAGGAGGTATGTATATAGCTCCTACACCTGACGCTGGTTACGTATTTAGGGTTTATTATAATAAAATGCCTAATGGTCTAGGGTCTGGGACTGGTTTTAATAACAATACTTATCTAAGTACATATTTTCCACAGGGTCTATTATATGCATGTCTAGTAGAGGCATATGCATTTTTAAAAGGTCCAACAGATATGTTGACATACTATGAAAATAGATATAAAAATGCAATACAACAGTTTGCAGGAATGCAACTGGGAAGACGAAGACGAGATGATTATACTGACGGAACAGTTAGAATACAAGTCAAGTCCCCGTCTCCGTAAATTGAGGAGAAAAAATTATGGCAATAACATCGGCAATCTGTAACACTTTTAAAACAGAAATTTTAAAAGCTGTTCACAATTTTACAGCTTCGACTGGAAACACTTTTAACATCGCATTGTACACAAGTTCTGCAACTTTAGGGGCCGGTACTACTGCTTACAGTTCATCAAACGAAATAACAAACTCATCTGGATCTGCTTATTCTGCAAAAGGAAAAGCTTTAACTAGTGTTACACCAGTTTTAGATTCAACAACTGCAGTTTGTGATTTTGCTGACATCTCTTGGACGTCTGCATCTTTTACAGCTAACGGTTGTTTAATTTTTAATGATACAGCGACAGGTGACCCTGCAGTTTGTGCAGTGGCTTTTGGAGGAGACAAAACAGTTTCTTCTGGAACATTCACAGTTCAATTCCCAGCGGCAGCAGCAACAACAGCTATAGTTCGAATAGCATAAGGAGTAAGTCCTTATGTCGGTAACCCGAACATTTACAGTCACAGTTCAGTCAACTGGTTACGGCAATAAGTATCTTATTGATGGAGTACAACAAGCTACATTAAATTTAGCTGAAGGTGGAACTTATAAATTTGATCAATCAGATAGTTCTAACAATAATCACCCTTTAAGATTTTCTACAACAGATAATGGAACACACTCTGGCGGAAGCGAATATACTACTGGTGTAACTACTAATGGCACACCAGGAGATGCCGGAGCTTACACACAAATTGTTGTAGCAGCTAGCGCACCAACTTTATATTATTATTGTACCAATCACTCAGGAATGGGTGGACAAGCAAACACTCCAGCTGGAAATTCATGGGGTGTGTTTTCATGGAGTTTAAATCAATATGGTGACCAAGATGCTGTTGATGCTAGTTTAACAGCACCGTCTGGTTTAACATCATCATTAGGATCAGTTACACCTTTTACAAGTAATGGATGGGGTGGAAAAACTTGGGGTGAAAATACATGGGGAGAGTTAGGTGATGATATCGTTATACTTTCTGGTATATCTGCTACTGCATCTGTGGGAGAAGTTATATCAGGAGCTAATCAAGGTTGGGGAAGAGCTGAATGGGGCGAAGAACCATGGGGAGAAAGTGATAACCCAGTTGTTACACTAGACGGAAACGGATTAACTTCTGCTATTGGAGCCGTAACTATTCAAGATGAAATAAATGCAGGTTGGGGCCAAGACGGATGGGGTGTTGAAAACTGGGGTGAATCAGCGTTAACAGTTGTCGTTGATGTTGAATCTAGTGGAGTAGCAACAACAGAATTACCGGATACATCATGGGGTGCTCAAGGTTGGGGAAGTTCTTCTGATGCAGGAGATGTGGGTGTTACGTGGGGTGGAGATTTTATTTTAAACGTAGCAGATGCTATGGGATTAACTGGACTTTCTGCAACTTCTGCAATTGGTTCTCCAACAATTATATTATCACCAACGGTTACATTATCAGCACCTTCAAATTTAACATCTAACGTTGGAGCAATTACTGTTCCTGCCGACGCAGCTGTTGGAATATCAGGATTTGGTTTAACTTCTGCAGTAGGTTCAATAACACCATCGGACGCTGTTGGTATAAGTAGTGCAGGAGTTTTAACGACCGCAGTTGGAGAAGTTGTTATTGACGAAAGTTTAATAGTTAGTGTTTCAGGTGTAGGAGCTACTTCAAGTGTAGGATCTGTTATAACAGAAGTGGCCTATACTTTAACAGCACCAACAAATTTAACATCTGGAGTAGGTGCAATAGCGCCTGCAGATGTTGTAGGATTAGAAGGGTTAGAAGCTACAATTTCAGTAGGAAATCTATCTCCTTTAGGATATAAAGATATTGACATAACTGGGAATACGTCTTATACAGATGTAGCTTAATTGAAAAGAGCATAGGAGAAAAATTATGGCATCAACTTATACGGATCTTGGCCTAGAATTAATGGCCACTGGTGAAAACGCCGGTACATGGGGAACAAAAACAAACGCTAACCTAAGTCTAATTGAACAATTAACTGGTGGATATTTAGAAGTATCTATCGCAGGTGGTGCTCAGACTACAGCTTTAGATATAGATGATGGAGCTCTTACAGGTAAAGCTCAAAACAGAGTATTAAAATTAACAGGTTCTATATCTGGAAATCAAATTGTAACTTTTCCTCTTCTTACAGAAAATTTTTATATTATTGAAAACGCAACTTCTGGTGCATACACAGTACAATTAAAAGCAGCTTCAGGTTCTGGAGCAACTGTTACTCTTGCAACTGATGATAAAAGAACTCATATAATTTATTTAGATGGTGTTGCAACAAACACTGGAGTTTTTGATACAGGCTTAGGAGAAGGAGATGTAACTCTTACAGGAACACAAACTTTAACAAATAAAACTTTAACTTCACCTAAAATTGGCACATCTATTTTAGATACAAGTGGTAATGAACTAATGCTTTTAACAGCTACAGGTTCAGCAGTTAATGAAATTACATTAGCTAACGCTGCTTCAGGTAACGCACCTAGTATTACAGCTTCTGGTGAAACAAACGTAAGTCTTAACCTTGTTCCAAAAGGAACAGGTACATTACAGGGTAATGGTTCTGCTTTAAAAATTGCTGGTAAAGAAACTATATGGGTACCAGCTACTGCAATGTTTGGACCTACAACTAATCCTGCAGACGCAGCACAAGTTGAAACAACAGCTACAAGACCAGATTTAAATGTATTTGATTTTGATGCTGGTACAAAACAATACACACAATTTTCAATAGGAATGCCTAAGTCATGGAATGAAGGTACAGTAACTTACCAAGTTTACTGGTCTCCAAGCACAACTAACACAGGTGACTGTATATTTGGTTTACAAGGTGTAGCATGTGCCGATGGTGATACTATCGACGTTGCATATGGAACTGCAGTTAATGTTACAGACGCTGGTATAGGAACAGTAGAAGACCAACAAATTTCAGCAGAAAGTGGTGCAGTTACTATTGCAGGTTCTCCTGCAGCAGGTGAGCAATCTTATTTCCAATTTTTTAGAGACGCAGCAGATGGTGGAGATACTTTTACTGGTGAATCTAGAGTTTTAGGTATCAAATTATTCTTTACTACTGACGCGGCTAACGACGCATAAGGGATTTAGATATGAGAGAATTAAAAAATCCTCTTACTTCAGGTAAGAGTAC